ACCTTTGGCAGGCGTTACTCTATTTATAGTTGTTCTATCTTCATCGAAAAAGAAGGTATCTCCATCGGAGTCGTTCACATAGTAAAGCAATGACGTTGTACCATCATCATCTAACGCAAAGTCCACATGAGGACATTGGTAATGATTTTCGGGGTAAGAACCATCCTTGGTCAACATATTGGACTGGACACGATATACGTTTTCCAGTTTTAATTCGAGAGTGCTTAGGAATGGTTCTATTAGGTGACCAAAAGAGGAGTTCATTTGACCTTCTCTCACAAAGATATGTGAGAATTGGTGGGTATCGGTTGTATTGTTATCAACCACATACTTTTCGATATTATGATAGTTCACTGACTGACCATGAAAGTACCAGGGGAAGTTTCCAGATGATAACGTTGCTTCGATATCATTCTGGAGTTCCACTGATACAAGGTTGTCTATTATCTTCATTTGACCACACGCAATAGCAACATATCAGCATTGATACGTCCATTGGCCTTAGATTCGGTAGTGGTTAAGTCTTTCATAACCTGACGTAAAGGCACCTTAGCAAGGGTTAGAACAGAAGGCAACACTACTTCTGGTTTACGGACTTTCTTTGTAATTGAAGTTGCTTCTTCATATCCTGTAATCGTAGACCCTCTGACCGAAAGGCCGCCACGATCCAAGGCATGGTAAACAGACATATTGCGAGTTTTAGCATTGATAACCCAAAGTTGCGAAGCACCGATGATTCCTTTCGGATCTATGCTGGTGACTCCTAGTTCAAGCCACTCAGGACGATATTTCAGTTTAGACACCAATACGCTTGGTGGTTTAATCTTCTTCTTACGTGGCTTACGAATAGCCTTGCCGGCTACCTCAACCTCGTCCATATGGTCTACTATTCTTTTGATGAATAGACCAAGGATTTTAAGAACAGGCTTACGCCATCCTTTATACGCTTCCACCAACTCTTTGTCATCACCTTTTTGGGCTTCGGTGATTTCATCGTATTGAGGACGGAAGTGTTCTGCAATCCTCGCCGCAATTTGCGGTTTAATTCCCTTCTCAAGGGACCACTTCTTAACGTCAAACTGGATAACTCCCTCTTTATAGAATACGTCGATCTGTTCCTCAAGTTCACCGATCAAATCGGAGGCCTTGTGCTGCATACGGTCTTGGATTGAAACTACCTTAACTGGTTCCGCAGTTGTTTCTTCTGTAGGTAGTTCAACTCCTTCAGCAAGTTTTTTAAGTCTTGCCTCTATAGTTCCCCATATACCACCTGGCAGGGTTGATCCTTCGGAGAGGAGCCGACAATTCCATCCGATGTTATGTAGTTCGATTGCTTTAACGTGTGAGAGTAGTGTGATTTTTTCTTTGTCATACTTTATACTCTTGAGGTAAGAGATAGTGAACGCTTTGGCGTCCTCGCTGGTATAGAAGTAGTTGAACCAGTTATAGGCCAATGCTAGTTCGGCCTGTGTGGACTCCTCGGTAACTGTAGGCTCTGACCCAAGATACTTTTCATCCGCAAACTTTCCACGGGTTCTCACTTTCTTCTCCTTATCAGTCATGGGTTTTATACACGTAGTTAATGGCAATTCGACGTTTAGTCTTTAACGGTGTGGAAGATGAATGATAGTGCATACCGTCAAAAGAGATAAACTTATTGGCCTGTGGTGTTGAACGCTCCATTTCGGTGACTTTACCCTGTAAACGTTTCTCATAATAATAGATACTATCTCTATGATCATTATACATAGTCCCGATAGAAAGATCAAACTTTTCATTATAGATGATCGTATCACCATCGGAGTCATTTAGATAAAGCAGACCAACCTTATGTGGCGCTATCATATCGATATGAGGTGGGTTTACTGTATAGACTGGACTTACTGGTAGATAACCAATTCTGATCCTCTCCAGCTTGGCTAGCTTCTCACCAGCCTTATCCAGAACGGAGTAAAGGCAGGCCTCTAGCAGGTCGGAACATTCACTATTCTTTATACCATCACGGTATGCAATATGACCAAAACTTCCATTATAGAGTTCATCATACTGATTATCGTCACTGGTATATGCCGTGGTCGCCACATAATACCAGGGAAACTGTTCACCTTCGAGGAGAGTTTTGACCCTGTTAAACAGTAACGGATTCACGGCATCATGGATAGTATTCATTCAAAGATCCAACCATAGTCTTTAAACTCATTGATCACACAGATACCATCCTCTGTGTCACCTATATCATATTGTAAGCCTTCGGCGGCATCCAACGCTTCATTTAATGTATAGAAAGCCTGGGACTCTCCAAAGACATTCTTGATAACATCTGTGTTACCAGCATAGCGGCCGGATTCATCGTTCCATTCACCATAAATGTTACCGATGGCATGAGCATGTGCTACACGGTATTCAGGACCCTTTTCACTCTCGGTAAAGAGGACATAAATTCCATTATCAGCAGACATTACTTCTTCTTTCCTTTAAGGCGACGGGCCTTGCGCTTATTCGATCCAATCTTACGACGACCCTTGCGTGGTCGGTTCTTGTGTGGGTGTGGCATAATCTATTCCTTCAATAGTTGTTTAATGGAGTCATATCGGAATGACCGCCAACCACCAGCATCGATATCCCAGACTGGTTGAACGTCATCATTTAACTGGCGGGACTTTTTAGGAATATTACCATCATACTCTGATAGCAAAGTAGGTTCCACCTGAGGTACATACAGGTCAGAAAGAGTGGCCCGCATAGAGCGTTCTGATCCGTCGGCCTTTTCAAATACTACGGTGACGACTCCGTTCTTGAGGTCCTCACGTAACGCAAACTTATCAATCATCTTATACTCCTATATCATAGTAATCATCTACCGCTTTACGGATTAGTCCATCATAGCTATTATAGTAGTCCTCGTCCATAATGGCAAGTAGCAACATCTTATAGTCGTTTTCCGTTAATGTTTCTTTAGCTGCCTTTAAGTATTCACTTCCTGTGATATCCTTTTTGGCAGGTCCTACAAATCCAGTCCGCATGTCGGGTGTGATGGTAGGAAACGGAACAACATTGTTCATAGATTTAGTCCTTGTTCAGAATTTTCTCCAGTTCATTATAGCCGCCGATGAACTCTTTGTCAAGTGTTATTATAGGAAAAGTTCGTGCATCTGGGAACATTTCAAGGATGGTGTCTCGGTCAAAGTCCTTACCTAACTTATAAACGGTATGTTCCTTTGCCTTAATCTTTAGTAGTGCGATGGCCTTATCACAATAGGCACACTGGTCTTTTGAATATACTGTAATCATTTCTTCCTCATTTTTTAACGTGTGATTTCCTTACTCTGACCATGATCCACGAGTTATAATAGTTTTCCGAGAGTAAGGCATCTTTATCAAACTGTTCCTTCGCTTCATAATACGACGCTTCACCTTTGCTCTTACATAAACGGATGACCTCTCGTGTGAACTTCTCCTTACCGAAGATTTCCACATGGTTTGAAAGTTCTTTATTGCTGCCATAGTAATCCAACCAATCCGAATCGACCTGCTTCTTGACCCGCTTCCCCTTCTTCTTGGTGGAGCGAGTGAATTTGAATAGTTTTTTGCCGATATACTTTCGACCCGTGGGAACACAGGTGATAACATAGACGAAGGCCTCGTAGCCTTCTGGGATTTCGGTGAGGGGTTCGTTGTTGTAGGTCCAAGTCATAGACCTATATATGTAACTTTTATTCTTCGTATTCTTCTATTTGTGGTGGATACTTTTCGTTCCAGGTTTCATCAAAGGCGGGATCATTGTCAAGACATTCATCAAGGTTTTTGGCTCCAAAGTCCTCAAAGACTTCTAGTAAGACCTCATAGAACATTTTCCTATCATCGTATGAGACTTCACTATCTACCAGATTTTCTGTAATCTGGTTTAGTATCTGAGAACCTAAAACTTTCATCTTTTCTTCCTTCTTATAAAAAACTTATAGAACCGGACTGAATAGACGATGTTACTCCAGGTTCTGTGTATATTTATCTCAAACTTTTTCCTCTTCTTTTTAGGACACGTTATGAGACCTTCGAGCCAGATGACATTCTTTTCGGTTACTTTTCTACCTTCCGAAAGTAGAGTATCATCCGGCATTAGTTTCATAAGTCTCTTATAGGTCTTTAATCTTCTCTTAGCCGAATGTAATTGATCGGCCAAAATACGATCAAGGTCCTCAGTCACAGGACATCCATTGTGAAAAGGGCACGAGTATAGCGGTCTGGTTCAAATGGAATCTTTTGTCTGGAAAAGACAACGAAACCGAGGTCACCATCTTTCATTACCTCACGCATTGACTTGCCTG